GACATCGTTTTCGTTCAGACTATGAACTACAAGTAGCTAAGAAACTTTCAGAACAGGGTGTTAAGTACGAGTACGAAAGCCACAAGCTAGTGTACTACCCTAAGCCTAAGACCTATACGCCGGACTTTTATTTACCTGCTTCTGACATATACGTCGAAGCTAAGGGTTTCTTTTCACCGGCTGACCGACAAAAAATGCTACTCGTAATTAAGGACAATCCTACCCTTGACATACGGATGCTTTTCTTGAGAGCATCGAACAAGCTAAACAGAAGTAGCAAAACAACTTATGGTTCTTGGTGCGATAAGCACAAGATTAAATGGGCGGATGGTTACCTCCCACTTGAATGGTTGGAGAAAACAACATGACAGATTTAATACTCGATCAAGAAAAGATTGCCGCCCTTGAACAGGCAGGACTTCTTAAAGATAGATACTACATAGTGCTGGAGCCACTAGAAGATGAAGATGGAAACGAGGATGGCTTTGCTATTCGTGCATATGCAACTCGCGATACTCACGATGAAGTTGAAGGTGAGAAGGTGGTTAACCCGACGTATGTTATACTTCAAGGTTTACTTGGGGCAGTACACGAAGACTTCGACAATCTCTACGACATGGGATTGGAAAGGGTTACGCTGGAGACGCTGGGTGAAATCGTCCCGGAAGAAGATTTAAAACCCGAGCACAAAGAACGTATCAAAGGCATGGAAGGTAATGTTATTCAGGCAGATTTTGGCAACATACTGCAATGAAAGACCTAATAAACCCAGATCATTATAAGACAGAGACCCTCGAAGCTATTGAAGTTATGCGGGCATTCTGTTCTGATGAAGAATTTACTGGACATTTACGTTGCACTGCAATAAAATATTTATTGCGGTTGCACAAAAAAGACACCCCCCGTATCAATGCTGAGAAATGCAAGTGGTACGTGGAACGTTTAATAAAGGAACTGCAATAAGATGGAAGCGATGTACTGTGGCAGAATTGCCATTGATTATGACCGTGACGAACAATTCTCAGGCCAAGCCCTAAAACTTCTTACGGACTATTACATGCTTCCTGACGAGTCCAGCCCGCAAGAGGCTTTTGCTCGTGCGGCTCTCGCTTACTGTGGAGGCGACTATGCTTTTGCTCAACGCATTTATGACTATGCTAGCAAGCGTTGGTTTATGTTTGCTTCTCCGGTACTATCTAACGCACCTAGAGATGACGAATCAGCCAAAGGGCTTCCTATTAGTTGTTTCCTCACTTATGTTGGTGACAATCTGGACTCCCTTATTGCTCACAATGCTGAAACTGCATGGCTATCTGTCAAAGGAGGTGGAGTCGGTGGTCACTGGTCTGATGTACGCGGTATAAGCGACAAAGCACCGGGCCCCATTCCCTTCATGAAAGTCGTTGATTCCGGCATGACAGCATGGAAGCAAGGACGCACACGCAAAGGTTCCTACGCCGCATACCTCGATGTGTCGCACCCCGACATTATTGAGTTCATTAACTTTAAAGTACCAACAGGCGGCGACATCAACAGGAAATGTTTCAACCTGTTCAACGCCGTAAACATCACCGACAAATTTATGGAGGCGGTAGAAAATGGAACAGAATGGCAATTACGAGACCCTAATGACGGATCTGTCAGAGATTCAATCCCAGCTAGAAGCTTGTGGGAAAGAATACTTGAAGCTCGGTTCAGAACTGGCTCACCTTACTTACACTTCATCGACGAGTCCAACAGAAAGTTACCGGATTCTCAAAAGGCACTTGGACTCGCAGTTAGAGGGTCTAACCTATGCTCTGAAATCACTCTCCCTACATCTGAAAAACGGACGGCGGTTTGTTGCCTCTCAAGCGTCAACCTCGAAAAGTACGACGAGTGGAAAGAATCAGGAATGGTTGGAGACTTGGTACGATTCTTGGACAACGTCCTTGAATTCTTTATCGGAAATGCACCAAAAGAACTTTCAAAAGCTGTTCACTCAGCTAAACGAGAAAGGTCAATCGGCCTAGGAGCGATGGGTTGGCATGGATACTTGCAAGCAAATAATATTCCGTGGGAAAGTCTTTCTGCAAAGTTTGCAAACCAACGTATCTTTGCCGATATCAAAGCTCAAGCTGTCGAGGAGAGTCTACGTCTTGGCAAGGAAAAGGGTGAAGCTCCTGACATGCGTGGTACGGGACGACGTAATGCCCATTTGCTCGCTGTGGCACCCAATGCTAATAGTTCTATCATCTGTGGTTGTAGTGCTTCTATTGAGCCTATTAAGTCTAATGCTTATACCCATCGTACTCGTGCGGGTGCTCACCTCGTCAAGAACCCAAAACTCGAGGAGGTCTTAGATGAAAAGGGCTACAACACGGAGTCGGTTTGGAAGACAGTGGTTGCGTCTCAGGGTTCGGTACAGCATCTGGAATGGTTGTCCGACGATGAAAAAGCTGTCTTTAAGACTGCGTATGAAATCGATCAGGGCTGGGTTGTCGAACACGCAGGAGACAGACAGCAGTACATCTGTCAGGCCCAGTCCGTCAATCTTTTCTTCCCGGCAAATTCGCCTGCGTCTTATGTCAATTCGGTCCATCTTAGAGCGTGGAAAGAGAAACTCAAGTCGCTCTATTACCTACGGACTGACGCCGGAATCGAAGCGGATAAAGTTGGCCTTGCGGTTGAGCGAGTTGCACTCCAAGATGCAGAAGAGTGTGTCTCATGTCACGGGTAGAACCGGATGACAAATGTAATATATGCTCCTGTGAGTTCGATATAGAGTCAGAGGGAGGCGTTAAGGGGTTCATAGGTATCATACCCTTCTCTCTCTGTCCAATGTGCTACAGCGGGCTCATGGACATGTACGATCAATTATGCGGAGATTTAGACGATGACGACGAAGTCAGACAAGAGGTGGAGGACGATGACTAGACCACACGGTGGTAAGGGTAGTGCCTCCCGTCCACGCGACTACAAAAAGTTTAGTTCCAACTGGGACAAAGTGTTTGGAAAGAAACCGCTTGACGACGAGAAGTCGGAGCCTTAACATGGATGTTAAGTAATGAAATTACTCCCCTTGCTAGTCTGATCCACTAGCGTGTTCGGGCCCTTCGGGGCCTTTTTTTTCCACTATCAGAATAAAGGACGTACGATGTCTTTACTAGAAGAATCAAAGGTTTATAAGCCCTTTAAGTATCCTTGGGCTGTCGAATATGCAGTGTCCCACGAGAAAGTTCACTGGGGTGAATGGGAGGCAAAACTGCAAGAGGATGTAGCACAGTGGCAGGGCGGCAAGCTTAACGCTCAAGAGAAACATCATATTACTCAGATACTTAAATTGTTTACGCAGTCAGACGTACAAGTCGGCACCAACTACCTCGAACACTACATTCCCAAATTCAAAAACAACGAGATTCGTGCGATGCTTACGTCCTTTGCGAACCGGGAGTTTGTACACCAAAGAAGTTACGCACTATTAAATGACACGCTGGGGCTACCAGAGTCGGAGTTTTCTGCTTTTCGTGAGTATCAAGCTATGGCTGACAAAGTTGAGTACATGGCAGATATAGACATGCACAGTGTTTCTGGCATGGCAAAAGCAATTGCACGGAGCGTGATGAACGAGGGCATGAGCCTTTTTAGCGCGTTCGCAATGCTACTGAACTACCAAAGGTTCGGTAAAATGAGAGGTATGTGTGAGATTGTGGAGTGGTCCATCCGCGACGAATCTATGCACTGCGAAGGTATGGTTAAATTATTCAGGGAGTTTTGTGATGAACATCCAAGAATTGTTACAGACGATTTTAAGAAAGATATCTACGATATGTTCCGAGGTGCTGTTGCACTTGAAGACAAAGTTATCGACAATGCGTACGAGATGGGACATGTGGAAGGTGTCACGGCGGAAGAAATCAAACAGTACATCCGATACTTAGCAGATCGCCGTCTTATCATGCTCGGCCTCAAAGGTAACTGGAAGGTTAAGGAGAACCCGCTCCCGTGGCTCGATTGGATTATCAATGGGGCGAGTCACAAAAACTTTTTTGAGGGCACTGTGACGGACTACAATGCGAATGGGATGGTAGGTGAGTGGGGTTGGCCGGAGACCGTTGAGAAAGTGGAGGAAGCCGCGTGACAGATAAGCAAGTTCAGACAATGCTAGATAGGTTAAAACTTAATGCGGATGCCGCACGAGCAAACCCTCTGATAGGTGATGCTGAATTGCTTGACTCGGCGCGTAAGATGATTTACGATCTACGGAACAAACTCAGATTCAGGAAGCCGTATGATCGAGATTACCCCAACTGAGAACCAGATTAGTGAGGCCCGGAAAACTTCGGGCCAACTAATGAGCTTACAAGGAAGTATAACCCA